GGTTCGATCGAAGTAGATCGCTTCGCGGGTGACGTTGAGGATCAAACCACGCTTGATCGTTTCGGGAGTATCAACGTACTCCTCACCGAGCACCGCGTTCGGGTATTCTTGACCCTCGTTGACCACATCGAGATCATCACCGAGCCGACCGACACCAGGAATCCGTTCACCGGAGAACTGAGTCTGGATCACCTCGACAAGCTGATCACCGATCAACCCTGGTTGGTTGAACCCGTTCAGCGTCGCCGTGTACATGATCTGACCGATGATGTTGGCGAACTGGCTCGTATCGACAAGCTCAGCGGATTCCTGGATCTGGTACCCACCACCGGAGGCAGGTCGCAGCATGTTTGCTGCCTCGCGTCCGTCTGGTACGAACTGCTCGAACAACTGACGCAGCGACCAGCGCGAAGCCAAGTCGTGAGCGTCAGCCTTCAAGCTCTCCTGGAAATCAGCCATGAAGCGCTCGAACTTTCGATCCCTCGAAGCCGCCTCGTACAACCGCCGTAGTTCTTGGTGACGACGGGTTTTTGCGTCTACTCGCATCGTAAAAAAACCTTCCTCAAAAGTGACAAACAACCGTCGCCACTGCTACAGGCAGTGACTACTCAGATTGATGACAAGCAACAGCGTCGGCCTTCAAAGCCTGCTGTGCCGCTGTACCGTTCTTTACACCGACAGCAGCCGAGATTTCGGTCGCGTTGGCGTAGGTTCGATCGAGCATCTTGTAGACGGTCGATCCGTTGATCTTGAACACAACATCGACAAGCGTCGAAGTCTTTGGAACGATGTCGATTTCGAGCAGTTGATACGCTGCACCACCAGCAACGTTCGCCTGCTTGTTGAGCGAATTGGTAGCGGTCAACTCAGCGATCGTTTGCGTCGATCCGTCCGAGTAGATCACATGCCAGTTGACGTTTCCATCCTTGCAGAAAAACCCTGCACCGGAAAAACTTGACTTGGGACCACCGCCGTTGTCTTGCAGAGCATTGGCAGCAACAGCATCCATCAAGCCGAAGAACACGTTCGCAGCGTTCGTCGCGGCTTGGGTGAACTGCAACAAGCCACCGAGTGCAATCGCCTTACCAGCAGCGATCTTGAAAATCTCTTTCGTGGCAATATACGCCTCGTCGTTATCGGCAACCGTTCCGTCAGACGGACTCAGCGTAACAACGCCGCCGACTTCATCGCCAACAGCAGCAGTACCGCTATCGGTCAGAGTCGAAGTCCATCGAGCCGAATTCAGCCCGTCAAAGTGTTCAACGAACCCGAAGGTCCGAGTGTATTTTTGAGCCGAGTCAGGTAGTAGTAAGCCCTTCATTTTCAATCCTCTTATTAGGTAGAGTAACCAGGAAAAACGCCGCAGGAACGACTAGCCCAACAGCCTCGAAAATTCTTCAACGCTCGACGGATACTGAACCGAAGTCGATTCAGTCATCACCGAGCCGGTACGCACCGGACGCTTAGCACCCAGGGGAGATCCACGCCAAGTCTTCACAAGCTCGACCCTCTCGGATTCTTTCAAAGGAAGCAGAGCTTTGATCTTGACCTCGGAAGGTTCAACCTGGGACTCGATCAGCAATTCCTTGCAGCTTGATCGGTGCAACTTTTCCTCAAGCGAAGCGATCTGTTTCTTGTAGGACTCCTCCATAGCGGAATCCATCTCCTCGTCGTCGCCTTGCATCGCAGGAGCTTGACCAGCCATTGCCTCAGATGCTTTATCGCTCACCGCGAGCATCAACTTGAGCTTGGCCAGCTTGCCAGGAGCATCGAGGGAATCGTCGTCAAGAACCTTCATCATCGCAGCCTTGAATGCACTCTTGATTCCTTCGACCGGATCGGATTCGTAATCACCCTCGCCGTATCCTTCCTCAACCATGCTTTTGTCGCTCGGACCAGCAGCCATCTCCATCTTTTTCAGATCCGGATATTGGTCCATTGCCTCCATCAGAACCTCGCAGACTTCTGCCTCAGCGAGATCCTTTGGCTGGTAATTCTCAACCAGTGATTCGATTGTCTTGGTCACTTTTCTTACTCCAAAATCTTTGTGTCTTTGAAACAGTGAAATCAGCTTACCTTGAATATGCTCACTCAAAAAACGAGTGCGTATTCTATTGAGAAGCAGGTTTCGACTGCTTCGCACTTACCTTTTTAATCGCATTTCGAATCGTCGTTGCTTTCGTGGTAAGCGGATCGCCCTTACGCATCATCGCATTGCCTTTTGCGTACAGCTTATCCGACTGTGCTCCCCAAACCTGATTGCTTTGACTGATCAGATCGTTGCCCTTATCGTACAGCTTATTCGCTTGTTTGTCATAGCGATCAGCACGACGTTCGGCTCGTTTAATTTTGTCGGCCTGGGTGAGTTTCGATTGCAGCTTTTGAGGCTCTGCTTTAGGCTGGCTCACCTTTGAGATCGCTTGTTTGACTCGACTGGACTTGGACATCAACTTCGCCTTGCGAGCCATGAATTCATTTCGGTGCGGGTGCTTGCGATGATTTTCCATCGTTAATCATTCCGTCACCGTCACCGTCCTTTACCTCAAGCAGTCCGAGTCTTGATTGTTTACGCTCAGATCGGCTAGTGGAGCAACTCGGCCTGCAACACTCAAACAGCCCGTTATTCGTCGCAGGTTCGGCAACCACATCGACCGAACGGATCTCGAAAAGCTCGATGACACGACGCTCGCCATCGATCACCTGCTCGTCACCAGCCGCATCGTGCGACAGACCAAACGTGTCAGGGAACCGATCAGCAGCCTCGATCAACTGCGGTGTCATCGGATGGTTTTTAAGGTAGTGCAGATCGGCATAAACCGACCCCTCAGCGTACCGAGCATTTCGCAGCACACCCCACCGATCCTGGATCTGTCGATCAGGAACCGCCCGACTTCCAGACTCGATCCGCTGGTGGTTCAGATTCACGGTCACGCCTTCGTACATGGGGACTGCACGCCGGATAGCAGCGTCCTCGTAAATACGACCGTTGCGAGACTTCGGACCGAGAACCTTTACGCCGTAAATAACCCCGGCCTCGGTATCGATCCGATCAAAACCTTTTTCCGACTCTCTTAGAAATTTGTTCATGACAAAAATCCTAGCAAACTATTGCTCATTCAAAAAATACATCAGATAGCACCGACAACGCGGGTGAGCCGGTGGACCATAAGCGAAGTCCTCGACCCATTGAGAGCTAGGCTGATAGTGCAATGGACCGCAAACCCGACAGACCCGTTCGTCCCTTTGCGTGATCCACACAGCATCAACGTCCACACCGAGCCGGCGCATTTCATCAACCACAGTACGCTCACCTAGTGTGATCGCATTGGTCGTTTCGGTGATCGCAATGTTTTCAGCCCTGGAACTTGGAAGCAGTCTATCCGCGACCCATTCCTCGAAATCACCTTCCTCATCCCATTCGTCGTAACACGTTCGGTTCGTGTCAGCCAATTGATCGCCTAGATCCTCGACCTGCCGACCAGCACGCGCACGCGACCGACGAACCAGATCCCGATACACTGGCCCACGCTCTTGAGCCGCGTCACCCATCACGCTCGACACTCGATCGTCATCGCCAAATAAAAGCAGCATCGCGATAATCACGCGACGGTGCAGTTCTTCCAGGATCGGCCCAATATACTTCTCCAATGCCTTTTTGATCGCCTCGTTGATCGCCTCAAGGCCACCAGCCGCAGCAGCAAGAGCCGCAGCGAATACTTCCTGCATCCCCTTCTGGATCTCCTCCTCGTAGACGAATCGGTAGTTTGGATCAGGCATCAGGGATAATCCTTCCAACGCTCGAGCATAGCCCTTTGGCGACCGGACAGGCCAACGCTCTCCTGTACCATTGTTGCAGGGACAGGCCAACGCTCTCCTGTACCGTTGTTGCAGTCGGTTCTTCCTCCTCTGAGAACACTGTCGGAATCCCAAGCAGCATCATTGCGAACTCGCGGTACATCAAAGCTCCCGACTCTTGCCACTGCTCATCAAGCATCCCTGGAATGTTCGATACCTCGACCATCTCTTTGATCTTCGAAGCAAAAACGACGAAAAACGTTCGCATCCGTTCGTGTGCGTTTTCTGTAGGGAACGGCATGATCGTCGCAAGATACGCATCGACATATCCAGGCTCATTCCAAAGCGAATCAGGTCGATAGGCTTTGTTTTTGCCAAGGAAAATGTCTGCCGATTTCTCGCAAAGGTCACGTATCCAAGCAGCTCGTTCTTCTAGCCCATCGGTCGTGTTTCCAAGGTAGTGCAGGAACTCGTCTGCAAAAGTCCTCAGAATCCCATAAACAGTATCGTATTCACGCAAAAACGGCTTTTGTTCCATCTGATTTCTCCTTGCTTATCAAACGCCGCCGAACTCCAAAACCAACTACAAAATCGTCGGCAGCGCGATGCAATTCACGATCTTTTTGCCGTTCACGATTTCCACGCTGTGAATCGCATAGGCTTGGTTCGGTGGCAGGATTATCTCATTTTCTGTCATGTGTCCTGGGTTAATTCCATTTGAGATTTGGTTTTTGTTGTAACTGCTTTCGCTAGTGGAAAAACCAGCAGCAGGTAATCCCTTCACACCTGGGCCGATGAGAATCCGCATCTGTACGTTTCCATGCCAGAAATCTTTATTGGTCGATGTAGATGATACCGCATTTGTTTTTACGACCATCCCAGGTTTCAAATCATGCTCATTGATTCCTTCACCAATCGTATATTTTCGACTTAGCATTATGCCTTCGTTGATGGGAACCGCTTTCTTGAACGCATCAGCTAAATGTTTTGCTTTGCCTGCTGCCTTTGCTTTACCAGAAGCAGCAACCAGCGTTTGATTCATGCTCTTGTAGGATCCTCCAGTATAATAATCCAGAGCGTTTTGTTGCTCAGGTGTCATTGACTGATATGCCTTTAATCCTTGCACGTGCATTTCAAAGTTCGGTTCATGGTCAATTTGATTATTCCAAACGCCATCAACCTTCGGTACTGGAATGTTTTCGTGAACGACACTCCAGTATCCAACCTTTTTGATCGCTTTGGTTTCTTTCGCAAGTTCTTTCGAAGCCGCCGAAAAATCACCGTATTTTGACTTGAACTCAGCAGCAGCTTTGTCTGCAGCAGCTTTGTGTTCAGCAACCGCCTTCTCGTACTCAGCTTTTTGTTTTTTGAACGCTTCCTTTTTCTGAGGGATCTGATCGATTTCAGCCAGCAGCTTCTTTTTGTATTCTCCGATCTTGGTTCCATCCGGAACATCGATCGCTTGAATGCCTGCTTTGTTACCAGCACGAGCAAAGGCGATCATATCCGTAGCGTGCTTTTGATTGATCGTAGCTTTCGATCCAGCAAACCCAGGGGGATTTGAAAACAACTTTGCGGACACCTTACCGTCAACGGTCGCAGTCGCATCAGCCGCAGCAGCCGCAGCGTTTTCAGCTTTGGTCTGCGCAGCCTTCGACTCTGCAAACGATGGTTCTATCGGAGCCTGTGGAGGCATAACGTGATCCGGATTAGGCAATGCACCAGCCTGCAACGCAGCAAGCAGTTGTTGTTTATACGCATGTGCCTTTTTCGCATAATGGTTTTTGGTTTGGGCATTCGTATCGATCTTGTTCAATGCCTCAACGCCACCTTTTGCGGCCGCGTCGTACAACGATTGCAGCTTTTTATTTGCCGACGGTGTTGCGATCCATTGACCGAAAGGAGGAGGAGGCAGCGAACCAGATGCTTTTGGCTTAGGAACTTGCGATGGTGGCTTTGGAATTGGCTCGCCTGCCTTCGCGCTCTGCTGACCAACGATCACCACCGGTGCGTCGTCAAGATCATCTATGTCCTGTGCAATCGTATCTTGCATGTGCGCAAGACCAGCATTAACGATTGAATCCCTCCTCTGCTTCAATATGGAAGCCATGTTTTGCTTTTCAGCGTCGGTACCGAGATGGTATTTTTTCACCGCCTCGTCGATCATATCATTGGTCACACCGTGGAGTTTTTTCGATGACTCGAACAGTTCATTTTTGGTCATCCCTCCGAACACCTTCGCCATTGTCGGATTGACCTTTGGGTTCAACAGCGAATCGAACTCAGGAGCGTTCGGCAAGAATTGTTTCTTTCCAGCCCCACCCATCCCTTTGTACTCGAGCGATCCTCCTGCATCGACCAAGACCATTTTCCCTTCGAACTTCTTGATATTGTCCATCGGGTTCTCGGAGCCTGCACCGACCGCATCCCAATTGTTCAGCCACGCGTGCAACGCAAAATCGGAATGTGCCAATTTTTTATCTTCGGCATTCCAATCTGATTTCTCGGCCGACCCCATCCACTTCGTAGCAATGCCGGTTTTTCCTTCAACTTGCACCAGTTCAGACTTGGCAACGTTTCCACCGGCAAGCTCATACAGCTTGAACGCAAGAACCTCGTTATGGGCTCGCGCCGGATTGTCAGGT